TGGCGATGAAAATGCCTCAACAAATAACAAACGGCGAAGAAAATGCCTTATCAAATAACCAAGATTGGCGATGAGAATGCCTGACCAAATAACTGGCGATGAAAATGCCTCAACAAATAACCGTCGATTAAGAATAGCCATGAGGGCTAGACTCTACGTTAGCGAAACGTGAAAATGAATTGTTACGTAGCCACAGAGACAGTGTGAGCGTTCGACTGCAATAGAATTGGGAATTTGATTGTTCCATAGTATTGCTTTCCCGCGCTTCCACTCCTGTTGGTGATTGATGGGGTATGATAAGAAGCCCACTACATAAGCGCACCAAGGATATCAACATCGATTCTTCGTGCACTTGCTTGCGTGCTGCCGCCTTTAAAGGCCGCAAAACCGATTGGTAAAGCTATAAGGCCAATGGGAGAAATCGTTAGCCCGGAGAACAATTTCAACATGAAGAAAAGTTTCCCACAAGACAGTTTGGAAAGACAGACCTTGGCAGCTGGAGAGACAGCACCGTTAGTTTCTAACAAACAAATCCTTCAACGGTCGACGCTTAAAGTGCCGCTATTGAGAGACCCCGACAAGTGTGAGCGGGGTCCCCATAACGCGACAACTAAGCGAGCGAGCTTGCCCAAGACGTGGGTGAGCGAACCTGGTGCCACGCATACCGCGCCAGGTGGTGGAACGATTGGAAAACGTTTAGGACCGGGAGCAAGCGAAGCTCCTTTCTGTCATCCCGGCGATAGAGGGTTCGACGTTAGATTGCCAGTGCTCGGGGTGGGTGAGACCAACATTCTTTTGGAACATGTCATAGCCGACAAGGTTTTGAAGACCAAGGATGCGGGGTCAAAACCTGCCGCGAGCATCAAGAGTACGGACAGCCGAGTTAGTCGTGGTCTATACGTGAGAAGTATAGATGCCGACGGCGGCGAAGGTCCGGTCGTTTTTGTTAAGCGTGCTTATTGCATGAAGTTTTTCTGGTCCTTTGGCCATGCGCCTGACGTTTGGAAGGCGTGTGATGTCAATCCTAAAACACATCATGATTTTAATACGCACAATCAGCAAAAGTTTTGGTTAGTGCAAGCCAAGAGACAATTTCCTGACAGTGTTAAAGCTGAAGAATTCGTCAGGTTCTGGTGGCTTTGGGCCACTTTTACTGTGGCGAGTGGAGGCGTGATTTGCCCCTGCTCGCCCAGTTTTGAACCGAGAGAAATCTTGAAGGAAAGGCTTGCCAAAACCTCGGAGGCGATTCTCATTCAAGCTTATCACTTATATTCACACTTTGTCTGTCCCACGGTGAGACGTGGACCGATGGAGGGTAGGTTTTACGTGACGAGATTGTTTGCGATAGTAGGCGCTACTAAACCTGAGAAGATAGAAGCTATGAGAGACATTCGACGCGTTAATGCCGAATGGGTCATGCCCTCTAGCTCGGGACCGGTTGTTACACCGTGGTCCGACATGTCTGATCAGTTGCCCGCCGAACCTGTCCTCAAAACCAGCGTCGAAGCAACAGGTACCGCTGTTGATGCCAGTGTCTTAGTGGACCGTAGCAAGCTGCCGTTGACTCTTAAAGTAGAGAGAGAGTTGAAGAAAGTTTGCGTCACGGTGTCCAACGCTAAGGCCATTAAAAGGTCTGTTCGCCATTTGCCTTCCATAGGTGAAGACAGCGAAGACGAAGACCCAGAGCAAAAGCGGATAAAACCTGACGCTGACGAGCGGGTCACAATGGAAGAAGAAGAAAAAGCTTTAGAGGAGGCTTTGGGAGATTGGGGTGGTTTGGGAGCCCCCCCGGTTCCTATGGCAGACTCGGAGCTAGGAGGGAAAGAAGATGACGACGTGCCACCTTTGGGCGCGTTGTCTTCGGATAGCGCAGGCGCAGCCCGGTTGGGAGAACTTGTCGGAGATAACATTAAGGTTGAGAAGGAACGAGCATTGAAGCGGCAGAAGGCCGAACAAGAGTACCTCCTTCAACAAATGCTTGACGGCACGATCCCCTATTTTTCAGGCAAGAAGCCTGTCGTGGCTGGTCCCAGCGCAGAATCCAAACCTCTTCCTCCTCTTTCTGGTGAACCCGCAACAAATCCGGTTCGTGGCTACAAGGTTGACACTCGCCCCCTTAAACAAGATAAACCCGCGCCGTTGGGAGACATGTTAGGGGCTGCCGATGTTGTCATTCGAACCATCCAAGATGGTAAGATTCATGTAGCAAAGGAAACGAAACCGAAGGTGGTCAAAGATGCAGAGTATTTGACAAGCACAAATGCCATGAAGTTGATACAACATTGTGATCATAAGAGAGGGCCCAAGTTGGCCATCCGAGATTATTTTGAAGTATACGATGGAGGCGTGAGGTGGGCCGTTGACGCGTCAGGTGTGGCGCGTAGGTTGCCCGCGGGTGCTTTTCGTAACTTACCCGAGGATTTACAGGGTATAGTGGCGGATATGCAGGGTGAGATCGACCGGGCTAGGGCCGAGAATGAGCAACCAGCAGGCGCAGAAGCTGAGGTGAGGGACATGATAGTCGCTCCCGCTGCGCCCACGTTGGTTCCATACTCAGGGCCCGTTCCAGTGGTATCCCCGCATAGCACTGCATTTTTGGCCGCGGAGCCGCTTTGCGACGAAGCATTGGAAGAGAATTTTTGCATTTACAAGTTTGAAGACTTGCCCTCGTTGCTTAGGGATGATGCATTGCGTTTGATGCGCTTGGATCCTGTTCACAATTTCAGATTAATTAGAACTTATACGAACGAACGTCGCTTTAAAGTGGCGATCAAATTCATATCTGAAGAAGCAGTGGACATGGTGGACAAGCGCCCATTTGAACAGCGTAACGGAGAGATCAGAGCTGACGCCATGAGCCGAAAGGTGCGGTGCAGGCTGAGTCTTTTGAAATTGCGTTCTAACGATTCTTTTCGGACTGCTTACAATAGCAAGTGTAGCTGCTCACCGTGGCGCAGCACAAACGATCCTCGCAAGTCTACGGTCGCTGATTGGCGGCCCGTGTATGCGACGACGCCCTTGAGAGAAAGGGCGGTTGGTTCTGTGTTTAAGACATGGAATGAGTTCGTTTTGGATGCTAAAGACCGTTCTAGATTGTTTACTGATCGTGAGTTTTGTTATTCCGAGACCATGCGGTTGTCGGTTTTAAACTCATTATTAGATCGTACTTTCGAGCCCGCTGCATTGGGCACGGTATTGTCGGGAATTAGACGCACGGCGGCAGTCAATTTGAATCCCACGCGTCACGAACAATTGCATACCAAACTCGTTTGTTTGGTGCAATTTTACTCAATTCGGGCTCAGAACGGCTTAGATCTTAAGTTCCCCAGCTTGGGAGCCATGGTCGATGGCGGTTCTGTGTCTAACTCATGACGGGTTCGCCCTTTCAAGCCTGTTTATTTTACTTCTGCAACCAGTTCTATTAAGATTTCACCAGCTGTGTTAACGACAGAATGTCCCATAACAGTGACGAGACGACTATCAATGTCTGACTTGGAGTCATTAACTTGGGTACATGGTCAAGCCTTCGACCTAATGTGTTTGCCTTGCGGCGGACGGTTGGGTTCGGGAGCGTTTCCGCAGCCTTGCGTGTTACCAAATATCTTGTCTTTGCTGCATAGACAGATAGTTGCACAGTCTAATGATTCTTCACATGTAGATGATTTTGTTTACACTGCTTCATTCCTTTGTGGAAAATTGGAAGCTAACATCACCATGGCTTTAGAAACAGAGGATTTTGAAGAAATCGACAGGAAGGTCTTTGATAGAGACTTGGCGTCAAAAACCACTGAGTTCCGCGACGAAACTTGGCAAATGAATGTTGATAAGAGGGAGGGCCTCTACAACAAGAAAGTTGACCAAAACGCTCAGTTGGCTAAATATGAGGAACTTACCAAAAAGGTGCAATGGAATAAGGTTAAGGGTGCGTATTACTCTGTGATGAAAGAACGAGGCATAACCGTTATGAAACGGGAAGCCTACAAGTTTTTACACAGAATGCATCGCATTCAACATATTCTTTACCATGATCCGATTTTGAGCAGGTGGATGATTAAGGGTAACACTCCCGACGAGCTTTTCGACAAGATGAGCAATATCATCACCTGGTCGTTCCGCAGCCAAGACATATCAGGATTTGAAAAGGGCATAACTCATGAGTTGAGAAACCCGTTAGAAAATAGGTTGATAGCGTTCGCTTTTCGCTCAATGGGCTTACACGAAGAAGCCGAATACTTCTTGCGGTTCGTAGGCGCGAAAGGCAAGGGCCGGCGAGGCGCCCGCAAAGTTTCCCATAAATTCTTTATCGTTTATCTTTTCATTCGGTGTTCAGGGGATTTTTGGACGTCTTTGGGCAATGGCCTCGTCAATATCAACATCATACTAACGGGACATAGATTGAAAAATGCGGGAAGGTATGCCTCCATCGAGCATTGGTGGTGTGATGCTAGCGTTTTAAATTTCGTCACCGAAGGTGATGATGGTAATATGCTTTTAAAGGACTTTTTCGACGTTGCTTCGGGCCTGCGTATGGCTTACAGCATAGCTGAAGAATCACACGGCCCAGGTGGGGCTGATTTCCTTAAAAGAGTACATTTTCCATTTCGGGACGCTTTCGGCCAGCCGTTTGCCATGTTGAACGTGTTGCGGTCCATTAGATCTTGCAACTTTGTCACCACAAAGACTTCGAAGACGTCGAAGATACTGTGGTTGTGGCGAGCTAAAGCCCTGTCATTGTTGTATTTGTCTCCTGGCCACCCCATATTGTGGGCATTGGTCGAACGGATCGGACAGTTGACGTCGGGGCTTTCGGCTTATAAAGGCTGGGAAAAGGATTTTGAGGCCAAGTGGCAGAGTTTGCCTCTGGATGCGAGCGCCATTTCAAAGCGCTTCCCAAACCCTAGGCCTACTGTTGAAATGCGCGCTGCACTGCATTACAGCACAAACGCCGGTTCCCCCGCCATCGACGTTAGCGAACAATTGTTGCTTGAGGAACAATTTCTAAAATTTCAATTTGGAAGCCCGATAGCAATCACTCCTTCGCTTTTAGACTACGAAGGTGATTTGCTCGCCATGCGAGGGTCACATGCTGACGACGAACCCAGTCTTATTTATGACAGAGAGTGCGATCCCACTGTTCTCTACGTCTTAGACGGTTTGGTCAATGGCTTTCCTACCACCTCGTTGCGGAACGGGGTGCGACTGTTTCCTCGACCCACGAGAAACATTCAAACAATCTTCAATTAGCCCGAAGATTGGCTACCGGTGCTCTAACATTTATTACAACGAGCTGAGAATATACGGTCAACACTTGCGTAGGTCAGAACCTGAACAAGGATGCCATCTTGAAGTCCGCGAATTGCTGCGGTGTATCAGCAGGGAAGAGAGAGCTGCCCTACAGCTTAGCCACGCCGTGGCCTCCAATCACAGTGTGCCCCGTCTAACATACGACAGTTGTTAGATTCTGTGATTATTTAAAACCTCATGGTGACAGCGCGTGCGCTCCACCTATAACGAGG